CCTCGGAAACTTGGCGCGACAAGTCCTCGGGCGAGCGCAAGGAAAAGACCGAGTGGCACCGGGTCGTCATCTTCAACGACAACATCGTCAAGGTGGTCGAAAACTATGTGAAGAAGGGCTCGACCGTCTACATCGAGGGCGCGCTCCAGACCCGCAAATGGACCGACCAGCAGGGCGTCGAAAAGTATTCGACCGAGATCGTGGTCAGCCGCTTCAAGGGTGAGCTGACCATGCTGGGCGGCCGTTCGGAAGGCGGCTCGTCTGGTAGCACATCCAGTGACGACTATTCGCAGGGCTTCTCGACCGGCAAGTCGCCGAGAGAATCCTACGACCTGAACGACGACATCCCGTTCTGAGGCTGGCGCCGTGATCCAGTTCTCGCTCCCTTATCCGCCATCGGCGAACAACCTGTTCCCCGGCAAGGCGCGGCGCTTCCCGTCGAAGGCCTACAAGGCTTGGCGCGAGGCCGCTGGGCCTATGGTGCCGGCCGGTCATATCGACGGCCCCTACGCCCTACGCATCTGCCTGGAGCGACCGGATCGCCGCGCCCGCGACCTGGGCAACCTCGAAAAGGCAATCTCCGACCTCCTGAAGGAGCGCGGCCTGATCGCGGACGACCGTTTCATGAACCGCCTCGAAATGTGGTGGTCCGAGCGGACGCCGGCGAAGGGCGCTGTTGCGCACGTCTGGATCAGCCCGCTTGCGAGGGCGGCATGATCTACGCCCGAGACGTCCTGGCCTATGTCGCAGATGCGGCCGGGGTGAAGGTCACAGACCTGACCGGACCCTGCCGCCGTCGTCCCTACACCTACTATCGCTTCATCGCCGTGTGGGCGATCCGCCAGCTGTGCCAGCACATGAGCTACCCGAACATCGGACAGATGCTCGGTGGGCGCGACCACACGACCATGATCCATGCCGATCGTCGCGCCGAAGAGGAAATGGCGAAGCGTCCCGATCTTCAGAAGATCGCCATGGATGCGCTGGGCCACTTCGCCACGAGCGAGATTGAGAGCCTGGATCACTCCATCGCCCTTGTCTCTGCCGAGCTGGACGCGCTCATGGCCGCCCGTGAGGCCAAGCTGAACGCGGACACCGGCGCCCTGTTTGCGAGGGCCGCATGAGCGCCCCGCCCTTCATGCCTCTCTACGTTGGCGACTACCTAGCCGACACCACCCACCTGACCTGCACAGAGCATGGCGCCTACATGCTCTTGCTCATGTCGATGTGGAGGAACGGTGGAAGCCTGCCCTCTGACGACAAGTCCTTGGCCCGACACGCCCGATGCACCAAAGGCCAGTGGGACCGGATGCGCCCCGTCCTGATCGGCTTCTTCACCGTGACGGACGACGCAATCACGCACGGACGCCTCTCCGTAGAACTGACGAAACATAGCGATGCTGTCGAACGACAACGCGAGCGGTCGTCAAACGGCGGCAAGGCTAAGTCACTGAAAACAAAGACAGCGGCCCTTACCGCAGGCACGAAAAATCCGTGCCAACCAGAACCAGAACCAGAGACAGAAGAATCTAAAGCTTCTTCTGTCCCGCCGCCGAAGGCGTCGAAGCCGGTGAAGCGAGCAACTCGCATCCCTGACGACTGGTCCCCATCGCCCGCTTGCCAAGCCTACGCCGAGGCCGAGGGCCTCTCACCCCAGGAGATTTCCCGTGCAGCCGCTGACTTCCGCGATTTCTGGAGCGCTCGAGCAGGTCGAGATGCAACAAAGCTCGACTGGCCCGCGACCTGGCGCCAGCGGGTCCGTGCGCTCGCTGACCGAAAGCGCCCTGCGAGCCCGACTGGTCGCCCAAAAGCCAGCGGAGACCGACCGAAACCTGCTAGCATGGCTGGAATCCTCGCTGAACGTCGTCGCCAAGCCGCGCACCCGGATGATGTTTCCGACGACGGGTGGCTATTACGCTCAAATTGAGGGCTTCGACGTGCAGGGCTTGGACCGGATGAACCGGGCCGAAGCTATAGCCGCCGTCACCGCAGCGATGACACGCCCGACCGTCGAGGACTGCGAAGAGCTGATCGCCAGCCTCCACGCCGTCACGGCCCGGCGTTCGGACGACGAGGACACGCTCAGCCTCGCCATGTCGCTCTACGCTGGGTGCTTGGCCCAATACCCGGCCGACATCGCCAAGTCGGTCTGCATGTCCTTCGCCCTACGCAGCAAAAAGCCCAATTGGTTCCCGACGCTGAGCGAGATCAACGACGCCTGCGACAAGGCAGCGGCCCAGCGTCAGGCATTGCTCCGAACCCTCCAATCCGCCCATCAGGACCTAGCCGCATGAGCAAACGCAACCGTAAGCAGCCGGCCGTCCCCGCTGACATCACCGCCCGCCGTGCTGAGCGCCGCGACCTGAAAGCCCGTGGCCTGGAGGTCAACATCGATCCCCGCGACGAGAAGATCGTGGGCATCTGGCGTCCGGACTGTTTCAACCTCCTGCTGAAGGGGCATCCGGCCGAGGCCGCCGCCGTTCAATGGCTCGAAGAACTGATCCGCACAGCTTCTGGGGAGAATGGTCAGGAGCGCCGGCCTGACTTTATCCGGGCCTCGTCCGATGGCGCCCCGGGCCAGAACGTCAGCCAGTCCATGATCGACGCCGACGATATGCTGTCCGCTGTCACCGAGCACATGGCGCCGCGAGACGCCCGCATGCTGTTCGAGCTGCTTAAGCCGGATGAGGCTCTGCTGACCCGGTGGCGTGATGTCGTCCAGCGCTGCACCGGCGAGACGAACCCCCAGGCCCAGGGCGGCGCCGTGCGAGCGGCGTGCGCGCACCTGGCCCACATCCGCACGATCAGCGATCGGCTGTTGCGGGACCGTAAGAACCGTAGAGCGGAGGCGATGGCGGCATGAAACGGAAGCTAGAGCCAAAAAGCGACGTAGAGCTGAAGAGCGGGCAGCTGGTGTTGGCTCTCCTAGAAATCGGGGAGCTGGCCGGCGCTGGCGTGGAGATCAAATTGGGCGGGCTGCACAAGCACCAAATGTTCGGCAAGCCGGTGGAGTTGGGCGACTTCGTCCTGACGGTACATCGCGCGCCCAAATCCCCATTGACCGATTAACCGAAGCAGTGCACTTTTCTGATAGTCGCTTCGCGCGACCCGAGATCGGCCCCGGCTCTTCACCGAGCGCGGGGCTTTTTCGTCCCCGCATGGGACTTGAAGTCTCGCTTCGGCGAGCCGTCCGAGTTGATCGCGGGCGCAGGCCTGCCTCGCCTCTCTTTGATGCGCACCAGGCAGGCCCCTTGTCGGAGTAGCTCAGCTGGTAGAGCGCCGGTCTCCAAAACCGGATGTCGCAGGTTCGAATCCTGCCTCCCTCGCCATTTCGCCGCGCGTCGCCTCAACGCACGCTGACATCAAGACACCCGCGCCGACTCCGACGTTGTCCAGCACCGGGACAAGGGACGTTCATCTCGACCGACCAGCGCTGACGATGGCGGGGGCCAGGCGTCCATAGCGTGCACACCCTGCGGCGCGGAGAGGCTTCGGCCTTGGCATAGCAACAGGCAATGGCCGGTCATTCCCGGAACCAGATCACAGGAGGGCGGATATGCCGGTCCTCTCCAACGCCAAGCACGAACGGTTCGCCCAGGGCATCGCCAAGGGTCTGAGCCAGACCGACGCCTACACCGAGGCGGGCTACAAAGGCGACAGGACCGCAGCGTCCCGCCTGTCAACAAACGTCAACATCTCGAAACGCGTGGCAGAACTGCAGGGCAAGGCAGCGACGCGCACTGAGATCACCGTAGCCAGCATCACTGAAAGGCTTCTGGCGATCGCGACCAAGGGTGAACAGTCCGGAGACGCCCCGCTACTCGCCGTGGCCCGCGCCAGCCTCATGGACGCCGCCAAACTGAACGGGCTGGTCGTGGACAAGAGCCAATCTGAGCTGACCGGATTAGACGGGGCTCCCCTGGGCGTGTCTGTCACCTTCCGTGACGCCTGACATCCAGATCCCGGGGGCCTTCCGGTTCCTGTGGCAGGAGAAGGCGGACGACGGACTACCGGTTCGGTATCGCTGCGCACACGGCGGCCGGGGTTCCGCGAAGTCCATGAGCTTCGCCCGCGCGCTGGTCATCAAGGCCGCTGCGAAGAAGCTGAAGGTTCTCTGCTTCCGCGAGGTCCAGAAGAGCGTCCGGGAGTCGGTGAAAGCCGAGATAGACCAAGCGATCATCGATTGCGGGCTTGAGGGCTTCTACGACGTTCTCGAAACCGAGATCCGGGGCCGCAACGGCTCGGAGTTCATCTTCACCGGCCTGAGGAAATCGTCGGTCAGCAGCATCAAATCGACCAAGGGCGTCAACATCGCCTGGGGCGACGAGGCGAACGCTATCTCGAAGAAGAGCTTCGAGCTGCTGGACCCGACCATCCGTGAGCCGGGGTCGGAGATTTGGCTGACGTGGAACCCCGAGGACGAAACCGACCCCGTCGACAGCATATTCCGCAATGACATCCTGCCGCCCGGCTCGATCGTGCGGGAGGTCAACTACGACGACAATCCGTGGTTCAAGGACACGCCGCTCCAGACCATCATGGAGTACGACCGGCGCCGCGACCCGGACAAGTACGACCACGTCTGGCGCGGCAAGTACCAGAAGAACAGCGAGCGCCGCGTCTTTAAAAACTGGAAGGTCGAAGAGTTCGACACGCCGCTGGATGCGGTGCTGCGGTTCGGTGCGGACTGGGGCTTCTCGGTCGATCCCACTGTCCTGGTCCGGATGTTCATCGGCCGCTGGCAGGACGGCAAGGCGGTGTCGGACCCGACGGGCCGCGTCCTGTTCATCGACCACGAGGCCTACAAGGTGGGCTGCGAGATTGATGAAACGCCGTCTCTGTTCGCCGGGACGGACAAGGAAGACCCGCCGCGCTGGGCAAACAGCCACAATCACCCCGGCATCCCCGGATCCAAGAAGTGGCTGATCACGGCGGACAGCTCCAGGCCGGAAACGGTCAGCTACATGAAGCGCAAGGGCTTCCGGATCGCGCCGGCCATCAAGGGGCCTGGGTCCGTCGAGGACGGCATCGAGTTCTTGAAGACCTACGACATCGTCGTGCATCCGCGCTGCGTGGAGACGGCGCTGGAGTTCGGCGCCTACAGCTTCAAGGTCGATGAGAAGACCGGCGACGTCCTGCCTCTGCTGGAGGACAAGGACAATCACGTGATCGACGCCTGCCGCTATGCCTGCGAGGCCGTGCGCCGCGCCAAGAAGCCGACCGTGCCGAACCGGCCCAAGACGCCGAGCGACTACCGCCGAAACGAACAGCCGGGAGGCAGCGAATGGATGGCGGCCTGATCGACACCAGCCTGGACACGTGGAAGCGTCTGTTCACCGAGGCCCGCGACATGACGCGGACGGCCCGGTCGGAGGCGAAGAAGCACCGCCGCTACTACGACGGCAAGATCGATCCGGAGCTAGGTCGCCGCCTTCGCGCTCGCAAACAGCCCGACTTCGTCATCAACCGGGTCCGACCCGGCGTTGAGGGCATGGTCGGCGTCGTCGAGCGGGGCAAGACCGATCCACGCGCCTATCCGAGGACGCCGCAGGACGAAGGCTCGTCCGAGGTCGCGACCGATACTCTGCGCTACGTCACCGACCAGAACCGCTGGCACCAGAACAAGCTCAAGGCCTTCCGAAACATGCTGGTGGAAGGCGTCGCCGCCGCCATCATCGAGGTTGATGAGCGCCTAGAGGTCCGCATTCGCCGCGGCCGCTACGAATCCTTCTTCTACGACCCCTACAGCCGCGAGCCGGATTTCTCCGACGCCAGCTATATGGGCTTCGCAGAGTGGCAGTATCAGGACGACGTGATTGTCCTCTATCCTGAAAAGCGCGAGGTCATCCTTTCGGTCGTGGCCAGGGGCGATACCGGGGACTCGCAATGGGCTGACCGGCCCGATGATCAGACCACCATGTGGGCCGATCCGCGCCGCAAGCGCCTTCTGGTCGTCGAGATGTACGCGAAGCGCGGCGGCACATGGATGAAGTGCGTCTTTGTCGGCGACGCCACGTTAGAGGAAGGGCCCAGCCCCTATCTCGACGACGACGGGCAGCCGATGAACCCGATCGAGGCCTTCTCGGCTTACATTGACGACGACAACAACCGCTACGGCGTCGTTGCGGACATGGTCGGGCCGCAGGACGAGATCAACACCTACCGCCGCAAAGGCGCCCATCTGGCGACGTTCCGGCAGTTGCAGGAAACGGACCCGTCATCGGCCGGTGCCGACCCGGAGGAAGCCCGCCGCGAGGCCCGCCGCGCCGATGGCGTGATCCCCTCGGGCTGGAACATCGTTCCGACCTCCGACAAGTTCAGCATGGACATGAACCTCCTTGCCGAGGCCAAGTCCGAGATCGAGCGTATCGGCCCCAACCCGGCGATCCTGGGCCGTCAGGGCGAGAACCAATCGGGCCGCGCGGGCCTTGTCCGCCAGCAGGCCGGTTTGACCGAGCTGGCCCACCTGTACGGCGGCCTGGAAGATTGGGAGCTTCGCGTCTTCCGCCAGGTCTGGTCGCGCGTGCGGCAGTTCTGGACCGAGCCGAAGTTCATTCGCGTCACCGACGACGAGAACGCGGTGAAGTTCATCCAGATCAACAAGCCGGTGTACGGCGAGCCGGCACCGGTGATCGACGAGCTGACCGGCCTGCCGAAATACGACCCATTCACCCGTCAGATCGTCATGGCGCCGCAGTTCCTCGGGATGGAGAACGCCGTCGCCGAGATGGGCGTCGACATCATCGTGGATTCCACGCCCGACACGGCGAATATCCAGCAGGAGCAGTTCACCGAACTCGCCAAGCTGGCGTCGATCTACGGCCCGCAGGAAGTGCCGTTTGATGTGGTGCTGAAGGCCTCGAGCCTGCCGAAGAAGCGCGAGCTGACCGAGCAGCTTGAAGCCCGCAAGAAACAGGGTTCCGAGCCGCCACCGCAGGTCGCCGCCGCCATGGAGTTGGAAATGGCGGGCAAGCAGGCCGAGATCGGCAAGACGCAGGCCCAGACCGAACAAGCCGCCGCCAATGCGCTGAAGACGTTCGCAGAGGCGCAGGCCACCGAAATGCAATCCGCCTGGATCAACCAGCCGGGTTACTGACCGCCTCCGGGTCTGACGGGAGACACGACCGCTCTTCGACATGAGCAACGGGCCGCCGCCGTAGCGGGCGCAACGTAAGCCGACGACACCGGCAAGGATCAACCATGAGCGACACTCCCGACTTCCTGTCGGACGAACCCTCGTCCGCGCCTGCCGTCACGCCTGAAGCCCCCGCTGCGCCGGAACCCGCGCCGCAGGAACAGCCCCAGGCCGCTGCACCGCCTGCCCCCGCCCCTGCCTGTCTCT